ATCTTGTCAAAAATCGTCATAATCTCTCAAAACAAACTGAATTGCATGAAAAAATCAGAAATGATGAGGACTATGATGACTGGGAATATGGAACTGAACCCACATATGGGAAAATCACGATGTAAAACCCTATAAATATTGGTAGGATTTTATATTTTCTAATGCCGATTCAAAGAGTCGATAAGAAATTTGTCGATATTAGTCTTTCTTTCAAAAGAAATCCGATATCAAACGATATTTTGCTGATTAAAAATGAAGATGCGGTTAAAAGATCTATCAGAAACCTTATTTTTACAAATAATGGAGATAGATTTTTTAACCCGTTGATTGGTTCATCAATTCGCAATGCTTTGTTCAGCCTTGCAGATATAACTTTAGATATCGGAATTGAACAAACGATTAAATTGGTATTAGAAAATTTTGAACCAAGAATTAAAGTTAAGTCTGTGACTTCTGTAATATCTTCAGACACAAACGAATGTAATGTAGAAATCATATATGATCTTCTTGGTTCTGAGGTTGTTCCTCAAAACTTATCATTTATTCTTCAATCAACTAAGGCATAATAATGGCATTTACTCAGTATACTAACCTAGATTTTGATCAGATCAAACTGAGTATTAAAAACTATCTCAGGGCAAATGGGAAGTTTACCGATTTTGATTTTGAAGGATCAAACCTCTCAGTTTTGATTGATATTTTAGCGTATAATACTTATATTAACTCATACAATGCCAATATGGTGGCGAATGAGTCATTTTTGGAAACTTCAACACTTAGGGAAAATGTAGTTTCCTTAGCAAGAAATATTGGATATGTTCCAAGATCAAGAAGATCTGCAAGAGCAACAATTGATTTTAGTGTCAACTTAGGAACTGATACAAATGCAGTATCGTTAACTCTTAAAGCTGGATTAGTTGCAACAGGTTCATCTAAAAATAGTAGTGTTACGTTCTGTATCCCACAAGACATTATTGTTCCAGTCAATAATGGAATTGCTTTCTTTGATAATGTTGAAATTTATGAAGGCACTTATGTAACTACTAACTTCACAGTCAATCTAGATCAAAAAGATCAGAAGTTTATTTTACCAAATCCTTTTGTTGATACTAGCACATTAAGAGTAAAAGTTTCTCTTGACAAAAATACCACAAGTTATCGAGAATATTTTCAAGTCTCCAATATTTTCTCAACAACATCTTCAAGTGAAATTTATTACTTATATGAGATTTCTGACGAAAAATATGAACTTGTATTTGGTGATGGTAAGTTTGGTAGAAAACTTTTAAATAACAATGAAATTGAATGTACTTATATTGTTAGTGGTGGTTCTAAAGGTAATGGAATTCAACAGTTTAGTTTTATTGGAGTTCTAAAAGACAATGAAGATTCTCCAGTCACATCTGTAATTCCATCAATTACTACAATTTCAAAAGCTGAAAATGGAGATTTTATTGAAAGTGTAGAATCTATCAAAAAGTTTGCTCCGAAGGTTTATGCTTCTCAATACAGAGCAGTAACAACTCAAGACTATGAAGCTATTTTATCTGAGATTTTTCCAAATACTGAATCCGTTACAGCTTTTGGTGGAGAAGATTTAGATCCTCCACAGTACGGTAAAGTGTTTATCACCCTAAAACCTAGAAATGGGTTTTACTTATCAAACTTCGTAAAAAAAGAACTAAAGGAGAAATTAAAATCATATTCTGTAGCCGGAGTTTCTCCTGAAATAATTGACTTGAAGTTCTTGTTTGTAGAAGTATTATCTACAGTATACTACAATCAAACTGTTGGCAGCGATACAATAGTAATTGAAGATAAGGTTATAAGATCATTACGAAAATATGCAAATAATTCTGACATAAACAAGTTTGGAGGAAGAATTAAGTATAGTAAAGTTGTAAGTTTAATTGACAGCGCTGACAAGGCAATTACATCAAATATTACAAAATTACTGATGTATAGACAACTTCAAGTTGCTCTTCAACTGGAAGCCGATTATGAATTATGTTTTGGTAATGCGTTTCACGTTTATAAAAATAGTCATAATATTAGATCTACTGGATTTAAGATTGCCGGAGTAACTGGAACTCTATATTTTGCTGATAAAAAAACAAATGAAACTCAAGGAACACTGTTTATTTTTAAATTGAGAGATAACGTTCCAGTAATTGTTGATAGTAATATTGGAAAAGTAAATTATAAAACTGGAGAAATTTTGATCAATACCATTCAAATCACATCTACAACTAAATCAGGTGGAATCATTGAAATTGAGGCAGTTCCAGAATCCTATGATATTATTGGATTAAAAGAACTTTATTTGAGAATGGTTCTGAGACGCGACTACATAGATATAGTGCCTGATCTGATTGATTCTGGTTCTAGTTCTTCTGGAGTGAGACACATCTCAACGTCTAGTTATATCGATTCGACAGAAACTCAATATATCAGAAAATAATGCAAGAAAAAATTCCACATAAGGTTAAAATTAGTCAGATAGTAGAAAGTCAGATTCCAGAGTACTTTCTAGAAAATAATCCTAATTTTGAAGAATTTTTAAGGCAGTACTATATTTCTCAGGAATATCAAGGTTCTCCTATAGACATTCTTGAGAATATAAACTTCTATACAAATATTGAGGCATTTACTCATACGAATTTAACAGAGTCAACTACTCTTTCTGCAGACGTTACTTTTTATGATACAACGATCTCGGTTACTTCAACTGCAGGTTGGCCAAAAACTTATGGTTTGTTGAAAATAAACGATGAGATCATTACTTATACTGGAATCACTTCAACTTCTTTTGTTGGATGCATTAGAGGATTTTGTGGAGTCGATAGTCTTAATGAAGTTAATAACCCAGATGAATTTGTATTTTTAGACACAGTATCTTCAGATCACAATCAAGGGGATGTTGTAGAAAACCTCAGCAACTTATTTTTAAAAAAATTCTTTGAAGACTTTAAATATCAATATACCCCAGGATTTGAAAATGTAAAGATTAATACTGAAATTAATGTTTCAAACTTAACACAATACGCAAAAGATTTTTATAAGTCAAAAGGTACAGATAGTTCATTTAGAATTCTTTTTGATATTCTATTTGGGGTTGATATTTCTATTACGAAACCAGCAACTCAACTGTTTACACCTTCTGATGGACAATGGGTTGAAAACAAATTCTTGATTGTTGAGGATTTAACTGGCGATATTCGTAAAATAAGTAAAGGAGTCACTTTAAAACAAAATCCTAAAGATGGGAACAATGGTGCAGAAGGAATTGTTTATTTCTTTACTGATGTTCCAAGATCAATTAATGGAAAGTTTTATAGTAGATTAGGATTTGACTTAGAAACTTTATCGGGAACATTTACAAATACAGCTGTAACAAAAGCAGTTTTAGAATCTCCAATAAATTCAACATCAATTACTGTTGACTCTACAGTAGGATTTTCTGATAGTGGAAAACTCTATATTAAAACTTCTAAAGGGTTAGAGAGTTTTACTTATTCATCAAAAACTAATAATCAATTTATAGGATGTATTGGTTTAGGATCTACATCATCACTTGGAGAATCTCTAGGACATGGAGAGGAAATCTATGATGATAATTTACTTTATGGTACAATAGAAGACAAAACAAAATATTTTGCAGTTTCAAATATAGTATCAGATATAAAAAATCCAAATACAAGATATTTAAATCCAGATGACAAAATAAATATCAAGTCTTTTGGATACATCAACTCTGTTGATCCAATTTTCACAACTTGGATATACAACATCGCTAAAAAATATGAGATAACTTCATACAATATTTTATCTTCAAATCAATGTGAGTTTAAACTCAATAATTATATTAATCTTTATAAAAAGGATAAAGTTATTGTAAATGTTAAAAAACCAGGCACTACAGAAATTGAAACTATTGAGGGGAGTGTAACTTCTATTTCGGATGGAGTTATTGTAAATTTAGATAGTTCAGAGTTAAGTGGAATCTCTACAAGTAATATCTTTTTAAGAAAAAAAATTAAAAAAGCTTCTAGTTCAATTTATAGTGGCGTTGATGTATACGTTACTGAAGTACAAAATACTTATTTTGATGGAAATGATGTATATGTAGCATCTTCATGTCTTACAGATTCTCTAATTGAAACACAAGACAATTCAAAAATTTTCCAAAAAACGCATATTGATACCACTACGTTTACAATTTATCTGCCAAACCATAACTACTTTAGTGGAGAATTAGTAACATACGAGGTTGGTGATGGGGCAACGGTTCCTATTGATAATTTAGAAAACAAAAGAAAATATTTTATTAAAAAAATTGACGGTGATAGAATTTCTCTTTGTCTGAATCGTTCTGCTATATATAAAAATTCTGTTATTGAGATAACTTATTCCTCTACTACCGGCCAATTACATAAGTTAACTCCATCAACTCTATATGGAAAGAATTTAACATCACAAAATTTACTTAAAAAGTTTCCAGTTGTTCCTCAACCAGTGATTGTTGAAAATGAAGTACCTGGAGTCAATGGATCTATTGGAATATTTTTAAACGGAGTGGAAGCTCTTGATTCAAAATCTCCATATAACATTTACTATGGTAATATTGAAGAGATTGAAATTAAAAAATCTTTAAATGATATTAATGTCATTAATCCTCCCGTCTTAGTTATTGAAGATGAAAATGGATCTGGAATAGATGCTCATCTTAACGTCTCTGGTTCTATTAAAGAAGTTTTAATTGATAATAGGGGATTTAGATTTTTAGAAGATCCAAAAGCTAAGATTATTGGTGGTAATGGAAATGGAGCTTTATTAGATGCAAGAGTAACTCTTTATGATCAAGAGTATTTCTTAGATTTTTTCGCCACTTCAGTTGGTGTTAACACAATTTCCGATATTATCAGTTTTGAACAAAAACACAATTTAGTTCTTGGAGACTCAGTTTTATATTCTTCAAATTTTCAAACTTCTCCTGGAGTTCTTAGATCTGTAGGAGTAGGATCTACATCTGTTGGTATTGGTGTCACTTTAGCTGAAAATAGTCAATATTTTGTTGGAGTTGTGAGCGAAAGATCTATTAAACTTCATTATACAAATAATGATGCTATTTTGGGAATCAATACAGTAGATTTTACTTCTCATGGATCTGGAATTCAAAAGTTAGTTCTTAATGAACCAATTTCTGTTTTGGCAGATATCAGAATTGTTGATCCTGGAACAAACTATAGAAATAAAAAAATAAAAATTGATAGTAACAAATATCCACCAAATGATTATTTGGAAACGAGCACTATTAGAACTGGAGTTAACACTCACGAACATTATATTTTTGCCAAAAAACATAACTTTGAGACAGGAGATTTAATCGAATATTCTCAAATTGGATCAGGAACATCAATAGCTGGTATTTCTTCATCAGTTCAATATTACATTCTAAAAATTGATGATGATAGGTTTAGATTGACAGAATCTAAAATTTCTGTTGCAACAACATCATATTCTAATGATGTTGGTTTTACAACTTCATTTGAAACTTTAGATACAACTCAATTTTTAGATCAGGAAAAATATATTAAAATATCAACCGTTGGTGTAGGAACACACATTTTTAAATATCCAGATATCATTGCTGAAATATCTGGAATGACTGCGGCTGGTAGTACAACTTTATATCAAAGAGTAAAATGTTTTGGTAAAGCAGAAAGTGTATTCATATATGATGCAGGATCTTCATATGGATCTGAAGATATCTTTAATTATGAAAAACAACCTAATATTTGGATAAATTCTGGATCTGGAGCCAGAATTAATCCAATATTAAATGATGAAGGAAGATTGGTTGATTACGTCATCAAAAAAGGTGGATCAAACTATGTGGGAACTCCAGAAGTAATTGTATCGGGTATCGGATCTGGCGCTGTTTTAAAACCAACTTTACAGGACGGAGTGATTACATCTTTACAAATTGTAGACTCTGGAATTGGATATGTTAGAGGAAATACTACGATTACAGTGGTTCCTGTTGGAGCTGCTAGTTCCACATCAATATCCTTTAGAACAAAAATAAAATCGTGGAATGTAAATTCATTTGAATTAAACAAAAAACAACTTACATCTTCTGATGATGGAGTTATTTTAGAATCCTTAAATCAAAATTATGGAAATAGGTATATTAATTACACAGTATCTAGAAACTTAAGAGAAAAATTGGGTGACAACATTGAAAAAACTGATAATGGTTATCAGGAAGTTGAATCACCTAATCACTCTCCAATTTTAGGTTGGGCGTATGATGGGAATCCAATTTATGGCCCATATGGATATTCATCTCCAACTAGTGCATTTGAAGTTAAAAGAATGGAATCTGGATATATATCAGTTTTAAAACAAAACAGGCCTCCAATAAGTGAATTTCCACTTGGATTTTTTAATAATGATTATGAATTCGTAAACTCGGGCGATCTTGATGAGTGTAATGGCAAGTTTGGCATCACTCCAGAATTTCCAAAAGGAACTTATGCGTATTTTTGTCCGATATCATCTCTCAATGGATCAGGAGCATACGAAAACAGTAGAGAACCAGTTTATCCATATATTATAGGCAGCAAATTTAAAAATTTTGTTGATACAAGTAATTTTAAAAATTCTTGGGATCAAAACTTGTTAGAATCCAAAGATACTGATTTAACTAAAAATTTAACCCCCTATGATTCAAATAATTATGAGTTTTTAGATTTAACTACGTCACCTAAAGAAGAAATTTTTAATGTTAAGAGTATAGTAGTTTCAGGAAATAAAGTTGACACAATTAAAGTCATTACTCCAGGAACAAATTATAAAGTAAATGAATTTATAAAATTTGACGATACAAACACTGGGGGAAGTGGGTGTGAAGCATACGTTTCTTCAATTGTAGGTAAATCAATAACTTCAGTAGTAGGAGTTAATACATTTTTCTATAATGTCAAGTTTGATTATAAAGGAGCTACTGTTACTGGAATTACCTCTATTCCGCATAATTTATCGACGGGAGATGTCATAAGAATAAATTCTATTCGTTCTGATGACGAGATTCCAGAAAATGACACTACAGATTCCGCATACTTTAAACAAATTATAGGATCTCATTATATTTCAGTACCAAAGATAACCTCAGGTATTTCAACTAATGTACCAAGTTATTCTGGTTTTACTGGATTAACAACATTCATAGAACTAACTGCCGTAAATTTGAACAAGAGTTTCAAGGTTAATGATGTTGTAGGAATCAAATCAGAATCAATGTTGGTGTTGAATGTTGATCAAATTAATAATAGATTAAGAGTTTTGAGAGGTTATGATCCTAAAAATCCAGGTTCACCTGCTTCCTCAGGAATTGCGATTACAACTGGAGATATTCTTGAAGTTGAACAAACCGAGTTTAGTTTTGATCTACCAACGATTCTTTTTAACAAAACAATATTAAATAAGAGATCTTTATTCTTTGATCCAGAAGATTCTGTAGGTTTAGGCACCACTGGCATTTATGTTAACTATAGTGTTGGAATAGGTAGTACTTCTAATCAGAGAAGAAGATTCTTAAAAGAACAAAGGATTTATTTACCAAATCACGGATTAGCCACTGGTGACAAGCTTTTATACAACTCTGGTGCAGGAATTGCTGTGAGTGTTTCTAACAGTATTAATCTTAATGAGGTGGTTTCTTTAGCGTCAACTGTGTTTGTGATCGAAAAAGGAATAGATCATATTGGATTGAGTACAACTAGAGTCGGATTGGCAGCCACTGGTGCCGGATTGTACTTTGTCACGGGTGGTAGTGGTGCAAAACACCAATTTATAACTAACTTTGGAGAAAGTCTCATAGGAGATATTCAAAGAACTTATGCAACTGTTTCTTTGGGAGAAACTCACGGATTAACTGAAAATGATGAGGTAACATTAAACGTTATCCCGAATGAAACAATAACTAAAGTTGTCAAGTTTGATTCAATTAATCAAAACTTAATTGTTGGCATAAACACTATAAGTTCTTCTGAAATTACCACTGGATCTTCAGGTTCATCTTTCATGATAAGAAATCATGGTTTATCAAATGGAAGTAAGATTGTTTACCAATCAAATTCTCCAGCTTTACCACTCGTTAATAATAGAGAATATTATATCATAAAAATTGATGAAGATAAAATTAGACTGTCCGATACATTGTTTGGATCAACAAATTCCTATGAATTTATTAAATTGACAACAACTGGATCTGGAATCCATACAATGTCATATATTAATCCAAAAATTGATGTTGTAAAAGGAAATATTTTAAAATTTGATTTATCGGATCCTTCATTAAGTAACTATGAGTTTAAATTCTATGAAGATAAAGATTTTAAAAATCAATTTGTAGGAAGTGGAAAGTATTTCGAAAATTCCAAATTTGAAATAGAAACTTCTGAATCTTATATTGCCTTGGATACAAATCTGGTAGAGAAGGGGTTATATTATTCAATAAACTTAAAAGATAAGACTATATCTTCAGACGTAGCTGAGTTTTATCCAGATACTGAGGTTTCAAACTATTCTAAGATAGTACTATCAAACTCTAAGTTCAATCTAACTGGATTAGCTTTTGATACCAATCATGCATCATCTCAGTTTAATATTGCAGTTTTACCACAAAACGACTTTGAAACAGTATCCTATAGTTCAACAAATACCTCATTATTAAATTATACCACAAGTTCGGAAACAGATATAGGCCCAATCGATAAGATTGATGTTTCATTTGGAGGTGTTGGATATTTAAGACTACCAACAATTGACTTAATTGATACTGAATATGGATATGGAGCACAACTTTCTGTAGAGTCAAATAAAATTGGAGCTATAAATCGTTATGAAGTCTATAAACCAACTTTTGAAATTCCTTCAGATTATACTGTAAAACCAATTTTAGAATTCCCAATCAGTCTTCGAATTAGAGATAATTATAAACTAGATTCAATTGGAATTGAAACTGGTGGAAGAGGTTATTATGATCCTCCGACTCTTATCGCTTTAAACAAAAATAAGAAAGAAATATCTGGATTAGTATTTGAAACTAAATTAACTGCACAATCAGTCTCTGAAGTTACAATTATTCAAAATAGAAATGATCTGTCAAGAGACATTTCAATTATTCCTATAGATAATGGAAATGGATTTATTGTTGAGTTAGCTGAGTTTAACAGCGGAACAGACACTGCAACTTTAACTTTAGATCTTAATCTAAGCTCTGAACAAATTGCTAATCAAATAAAAGTTGGAGATGAAATATTTGTTGAAGGCATTGAATCTTCATCGGGTATTGCTACCTATAATTCATCATTAAATGATTATAAAAACTTCTCGGTAGTTGGAGTAAGCAGTGCTGCTAAAACAATCAGTTATCTAATCACAGGTACAGATCCAGGAGATTTTAATGAAGATAAGTCTAATGGATTTGTCATCCTAAAAAATGATCTTGCTAGATTTACTCCAAACTATGTTTTAGGCGATTTTACCAATGGAGAAATTATTACAATCACAAAACCAAATGGGCAAAAAGAAGATTTCATTTGCACTTCAGACAATGGTTGGGATGGTAAAGTTTTAAAGGTTAGATATCTGAATCAATTCTCCGAATTTGTAATTGAACCAGGAGACTCTGTATTTGGTAATTTGTCTCTGCAAAGAGGGATTATAGATATAATAAACACATCAACTGCAGATGCTGTAGTCAATTCATCATATGTAAATAGTATAGGTTGGGAAAAAGATTATGGTAAATTGAGTGTATCAAATCAAAAATTATCAGATAATGTTTATTATCAAAAGATGTCATATGACATTAAGACATCTCTTTCTCCAACTGAATGGAAATCAACAGTAGATTCTTTAAATCATACATCAGGATTTAAGTCTTTCGGAAGCGTTATCATCGTATCAGAACCTACTGATACCTTTCCTGTGATCCATTCTCCGACTGATGATAATTCACCTGATGGTGGTGGAGATGGTGGTGGAGGAGATGGTGGTGGAGGAGATGGTGGTGGAGGAGATGATGATGGTGGCGGTGGTGGTGGAGATGATGATGGAGATGATGATGGTGGAGATGATGATGGAGGAGATGATGATGGTGGAGATGATGATGGTGGAGATGATGATGGTGGAGATGATGATGGTGGAGATGATGATGGAGATGATGATGGTGGAGATGGTGGTGGAGATGATGATGGTGGAGATGATGATGGAGATGATGATGGTGGAGATGGTGGTGGAGATGATGATGGTGGAGATGGTGGTGGAGATGATGATCTATAGAAGCCAAAGGATCCACTGGATCCAGAGGACCCAGAGTACTAGATTTTTAAAAATATCTAAATAGTACTAACGAATATTGTAAAAAAAATGGCAAAGGTATAACAAATGTCAAGTCTAGGAATAGGAACTTCAAAGCTAAAACCAAAAGTAGCTGAATCTGACGCCGAAATTAGAATTAAACTACTTAGTGATTTTAGTTTTTACACTAGACCAAATTTTGAATTAGTTACCGAAGAAGTAAACTCTCAAAAGAAAAGTATTTTAATTAATTTTCAAGGAAGAGATCTTCAAGATTTTATTGAATTTAGAACAAATTTAGTCTTGCCTATAGACAATATATCTTCACAGTTTACTGGAATTGGAAGTTTGTCTCAGGGAGATTCCATACTTGGCGTTTCTACGTTTACTGCAAACTATAATTCTACACCAATATTTAAAAAATCCTTTTTAAATACAGACATACAATCTGAATCGGGAGAACAGTTATTATTTAAAAAAATCAATCATGATTTTTCTACTGGAGAAAGAATATCATATGAATATGATGGATCTCCGATTGAAATTCAGTCTGTTACTATTCCTGGAGTTGGAACTACTACGATATTACCATCCTCAGTTTATGCAATAAAGAGCACCAGATCATTTTTAAAAATAGCTTCAACTGAAGAAAATGCTTATGCTGGTATTGGATTAACTTTTTCTATGGTTGGGTCTGGTACAACTCATTATTTTTCTTGCACAAATGCTAATACTAGAACTCTAATTCTTATTGATGGATTGGTTCAATCACCTCTTTTTAGAAAGGGAATCACCCTAGGATTAGGGACTACTTCATTAGGAATCTCAACAACAATTGTTCCAGTTTCAGGAATTTCATCTGTATTTTTAGATGACTTTATCTCAATTGATGATGAAATAATGAAGGTGACTTTAGTAAGTCAAGCAACTACTTCAATCACTGTTGAAAGAGGTAGTATGGGTACAGTTGCAACTGCTCATACTGGTGGAAGTTTAGTTGAATTATATAAAGGTAATTACAATATCGTCGAAGAAAACATTCATTTTGCTACACCACCATTCAAAGGATCAAGTTTTTCTGGAAGAGTTTTTTACAAAACAAAGTATGATAAAAATGTAGTTTTTGATGATATATCAGATCAATTTGTTGGAATTGCTAAAACTTTTAATTTAAAATCAAATTATGTGAACTATGGAATGAGCACTTCTACAGTGACTGGTAATGCCTATGGCATTTTATCATTGAATGGAATGTTTCAAAAACCAGTGATTGATTATGATATCGTAGCTAACACTGGAATTACAACACTAACGTTCAGCGGAAATACTGAATATGATTTACCAAAATCAGGAAAAATTTTAAATTTCAGTTATGATCCAGGTTCAAAATATCAATCGCAAGTTGCAGCTGCTGCAACCGTAACCGTTAGTGCTGCTGGATTAATAACAGGCATCACATTAAGAGGAACTGGAGGAGGATACTTAACATCTCCAGATGTCAATATTGCATCAACTGTGGGTTCTGGAGCATCTATCGTAGCTTTAGTTGGAACTGGCAATTCTGTTGGATTTGTTACTGGATTTACGATTACAAACGCTGGTAGTGGTTATACTACCACTTCAGTTCCAAACGTTATTGTAGATCCCCCATATGGATACACTAATCTACCATTAGTTTATGTTAGTGGATCAAATAGTGGGCAAGAAGCAAAAGTAAGTATTTCTGTAGGGGCTGGAGGTTCAATTATATCTCTTGATCTTGATAATATTGGATTTGGATATAAAAAGGGTGATATATTAAGTGTAAGTGGAATTGGAACTCTCGCAGGATCAACTAAATTTACGATAACAGTTGATAATACGTATTCGGATAATTTTAATTTCTATTCTTTTGGACAACTCAAAAGAACTGGAATCGGAGCAACACCTGATGGATTTACAAGAGTGTTTAATATTGTTGATTTGGACACTAATCAACCAATAGGATTTGAAGTCAATAAATCTGATGCAAGATTTAAAATAGAAAATAACGTTTTAGTTCTAGTAAACGGAATCATACAAAAACCAACCATTGACTATAAAATAATCAATAACTTCCTTGTATTATCTGAAGCTCCAAATCAATATCAATCTTTGCATGTTTACATTTACTATGCTTCCGATTTAGATGCAATTCAAAGAACAGTATTAGAAACTGTTAAAGCTGGAGATATTGTAAAAATTAAAGGTAGGACTTCTAAGGAAGTTGATCAAGAACCAAGAGGCGTATATAGAATTGAAAATAAAAATACAGTGAGAACTGCAACATATGATGGACTTGGAATAAATCCCGATCCAGAAGCTTATAGAAAATTAGATTGGACAAAACAAACTAGAGACGCTATCATTGCAAATAGAAAAATTTATAAAACAAGAAAATCTCTTCTGACATCATTTAAACCAACCTCAAGTATTATAGTAGGTATTAGTACTACATCAACAGAGATATATGTTGAAAGTGTTGGTTTATTTGATGAAGATAATATTGCAGAATCTCAACTTCAAGTAGAAGTTGTTAAAGATATTCCAAGAGATGTTGCACAGTTATCATCTATTGTTTCATTAGGTGGAACAGTGTCTACGATTTTAATTGAAAATAGTGGAAGTGGTTATTCTCAATTAAACCCCCCAGAGGTTACAATATCTAGAAGAGAAATTGAAGAAGGAGTTGAATTTGAAACTTTTCAAAAAATAGGAACATCATCATCAATTTCATATTATGACAGCCATTCTGATGATAATAAAATTGTTTCAGTTGGATCTTCATTAAATATCAGATATACAACCAACTTAGTTTCCTTTACTTCATCAAGTATAGGATCATCTACAACGTCGTTAAAATCTGTATCTTATGGCAACTCTATTTGGATTGTTGGTGGAACAGAAGGATATATTTCAACAAGTACAAATTTAAGTTCTTGGAATTCTTTAGGGATATCAAGTATTGATAATAGTTCTATTTTAAACCCTGTTGTTCCGTATAGTTTTACTGGATCATTAAACTCTATAACATATTCTTCGGAAGATACTCATTTTGTTGGAGTTGGATCATTTGGAAATGTTTTTACATATCAAGTCTCCGACGAAACACAAATCTCTATTCTTGGAAACAATCTTGTTAAAAGAGATACTAATACAACTGAGTCTATAAACAAAGTTATTGTCAATCAAGTTTATGATGTTGGTGAAAATTTAACTAAGACTCAATATGTTGCTGTTGGCAACTCATCAATGATTTTAACGTCAGCATATTCAATTAATCAGGAGTTGTTAAGTAATCCTCCAGGTATATTTTGGCAAACTATACACCTATCGACTTTATCTGGAGAAAACTTAAATGGAATTGTTCACACAGGCATTTCAACCATACCATTTATTGTTGTTGGTGATAATGGGTTAATCTTAACTTTCCCAAATAATCGTTTGAATGATGGAAGTTATTACAAAATAACTCCCGCTCCAACTTCAGAGGACTTGAAATCTGTTGTTTATGATGATAATTCAGAAACTGCTATAATTGTTGGAACTTCAGGATCAATTTTCATATCACCAAAATCCAGTGAATTTAAAACTTGGACTGCAGTTTCTTCTGGATCAACAACTAATCTAAATGATATTGAATATTTCAATGTAAAAGATACTTATTTAATTGTTGGCGACAATGAATCTTTAGTCAATAAAAAAGAAAAAATTGGTGCAGCTGCTACAGCTATTGTAACATCTGATGGAACAATTTCTTCTATTGTAATTTCTGATGGAGGTAGAAATTATGATTCTACTTCTTCTCCATCAGTTTTTATTGATCCTCCACGATTTGAGGTTGAAAGGTTCAAGTCTTGTAAGCTTTTAGGTGATTATGGAAGAATAACTGGAGTAACGACAACATCTGGGATATCTACTATAACTCCTGCACTAAAGTTCTCATTATTGATTGATAGTGGATTGACAACTTCAAGAACAGGAATTTCTACAGGAGATTATTTTGTAACATATAACACTAACGTTGGATCAGGCGTTACTTCAATTTTATCAACTGGATCAACAATTGGAATCACAACTACTTTCATTGATTGTGTGTTTAGAGCTGATGAAGTTAATACTGATGGAGTTTCGGGAGTCGTTACAGTTACATCAAATGTAAAATCTGTAAATGGGCTAACAAGTATTGCAACTACATATTATAGTTATGGAGATTATTCTTGGGGTAAGATATATGATTTTGATGAAAGAGTTAATCCAATTGCAATAAATGCTGAAAATCTAAATGGATCAGCTGGTTTAACAACTTCCCCTAAAGTCATAAGAGTTACTTCAATTGGAACCACAATCGTGCCTTTAGAAGCATAAAACAAGTTATAAATAAATAAAAAACTCTAAAATGTCTGCAATTATTACTGATCAATTTAGAATATTAAATGCTTCTACTTTTATTGATAACTTTGTAGGAGCAGCTAGCACGCAAAATATTTTTTATACTTTTATTGGATTATCAAACCCAACCAACACATATAGTGGAGGTATTCCAAATTGGAATGATAATCCTCCTCCACCACTTGATAATTTTTATGAAGAAAATACTTATAGGCCAACTATTCTTTCATTAAAAAAGGTTAACTCTGGAGATGTAACTAGAGTTATTAGAAAAGTAAAATGGGAGTCTGGACGTACATATGAAATGTACAAACCTGACTATAGTATCGACAAAAAATCACCAATCACTGATGCATCTTCAGTTTATGACTGTGATTATATCGTAATCAATTCAAATTATAAAGTTTATATTTGTTTAAACAATGGGCAAAATCCAGAAAACCCTTCTGGACAACCTTCAGTTGATGAACCAGATTTTACGGATCTTGATCCAAGATCCGCAGGTATAAGTGGAGATGGATATATCTGGAAATATCTTTATACTTTAAGTCCCCAAGAAATTATTAAATTTGATTCAGTCAACTACATTCCAGTTCCAGATAATTGGGGAGAAAGTGGTGAATCATTATCAATTAAAAATAATGCAGTCCTTGGAGAAGTTCAAATTGCGTTAATAAATCGAGCTGGAATTGGATATCCAAGTAACACAACCTGGACTAATGTTCCTATTCTTGGGGATGGATATGGTGGAAAAGCGACAATCACCGTAGATAGTTCAGGTAAGGTATCAAGCGTAACAATTACAAATCCAGGATCAAAATACACAATTGCAAATATTCAATTTGAACCAGGAGCTCCTGGTTCAGAGGAAGGAGGCCCTCTAAATGGATTAGTTAACGTTGGTGTTGGGACAAGTGCAATTGCTAACTTTGAAGTTATAACTTCGCCCAAGGGTGGCCACGGATATGACATTTATAGAGAAACTGGAGCTTACCGAGTGATGGTTTTTTCCAATTTCTCAAACTCAGTTGATAACCCAGATTTTTTAACAGGAAATGATTTTTCCAGAATTGGAATTATCAAAAATCCAACTACTTATGGTTCACAAACAACACTTCAAACTCAATCAGTAGTAAGTGGAGTGGGTGGAATTAAGTTCTCTGGTGCTGGCACTACAACAACTAACTATGCTGGTGACGATTTAATTTCTCAAACTGTTGGAGTTGGATCTACAGCTTATGGATACGTTGTTTCTTATGACAAGATAACTGGAGTTTTAAAGTATTACCAACCTATTGGATTAGCTTCTTCAACTTATGGGTATAACATCTATAGATTCACTGGAACCCCTGGAGTAGGTGGAACGACTGTTATCAATGGGGCTCTTACTGGAAGTGATCTTTCTATAGATACGACTTTTACTGCTACTCAAACTCAAATAAATAATAGGACATATAAACTTGGATTGAGTTTTGTAAATGGAGTTGCAAATCCAGAAATAGATCCTATTTCTGGTGACGTTCTTTATGTGGATAATAGAGTTGCGATTCCAAGATCAGCCACTCAAACCGAAGACATCAGAATTGTAGTAGAGTTCTAAAACCATGGCACAAAAGACAAATTTAAATATTTCTCCATATTTTGATGATTTTAATGAGGATAAAAATTATAAGAGAGTTTTATTTAAGCCAGGAACTACAGTTCAAGCAAGAGAACTAACAACTTTACAAACTCAACTTCAATATCAGATTGAGCAGTTTGGTGAGCACTTCTTTAACAATGGCGATAAAGTAATCCCAGGAAACACTGCATATATCGGACAGTATGACTGTGTATTGATTGACTCTACTTTTGGTGGTATTGATGTAAGCACATATCTTTCAAAACTAGTTGGAAGAAAAATTAGAGGAAAAAGATCAGGAATCACCGCCAAAGTTAGGAATTATGTAGTTGCGATTGATTCAGATATCCAAATCAATACAATTTATGTCAAGTATCTTTCTCCATCTACCATTGATAATAATACTAAAGAATTTTTAGATGATGAGGATCTAATACTTGATGATGGTGATGATTTAGTAGCAGGAACAAATACCTTTAAAGCCGGTACTTCATTTGCAAATACCATTACATTAGACTCATCAAGAACAGGAACAGCAGCTTCAATTGATGAGGGTGTATATTTTATTCGTGGATTCTTTGTAAAAGTCCCAAGAAATACAATCATATTAGATCAGTATTCTACAAAATCAAGTTACAGAGTTGGACTACTCATTGATGAAAATGTAGTAACACCTTATGATGATCCAACTTTATTTGATAACGCCTCAGGTTTTTCAAACTTCTCGGCTCCTGGCGCAGATAGACTTCAAATAACAACAACTTTTGTTAAAAAGTCATTAGATGCATTCAATGATGAAAACTTCATTGAATTGTTTAGAGTTAAAGATGGAAGAGTTATTCAAACCATAACACCTAAAAAAATTCAAGTTGACGATCAAATTCGTGACGAGATCGCAAGGAGAACGTATGATACGTCTGGCGATTATGTCGTTAATCCATTTACAGTCAAAGTAAGAGATTCTGTTGATGACTATGTAGATAGAGATGGATTATACACTGAAGGTCAAAAAACTGCAGAAGGAAATACTCCAACGGACAGTCTCTTAGTTTACCAAGTTTCAAAAGGAAAGGCATATATTCAGGGGTATGAGGTTAACAAAACTACTCAGTCATATCTTGATGCGGAAAAACCAAGGACTAAGAAAGAAATTGCACCAGAATACTTCCCATTCAATATGGGTAATGTTTTAAAACTCAATAGAGTTTATGGATCTCCTAGAATTGGTTTGGGATTAACTTCTTATGTTTCTTTTAGAGACACTAGAGTTCACACATCTGGCATTACGACAGGTAGTGAAATTGGTAATGCAAGAGTTTATGACATCCAACTAACGCCTGATATGGTGGCTTATGGAGCAGGGCCAAATGGTGCAATATCTGGAGATGCTACTACTTTCAATCTCTTCTTATTTGATATTCACACTTACACAAAGTTAAAATTAACCTCAAACATTGATGTGCAAATTCCAGCTCTAATTGAAGGAAAGAGTAGTGGAGCAAGAGGATATTTAACTTCTACCGTTTCAAATAACAAAAATTTAACTCTGTCTAGTTTAACGGGACAATTTATCAAAGATGAACAAATTATCATCGACGGAATCGAGTTTGGACATCAGATTTCTAAAATTTTTGATTATAGAATTCAAGACATCTCCTCAGTAGAAGCAAAGACTGGAGCTGGAGTAACAATCTTTACTGCAGATGCTGTTTTATCAAATTCAATAGCCATTGATGATGTATCTTCAACATTTAGTATTGGAGATGCACTATCTGGAATTACGACAATTACTGCATCTAAAGCTAGATTTACTTCAGATCGTGTAAACGAAGGAGATATCATCAGTTATCAGTCTGGTGGAAATCTACATTACAATCAAGTTGTAGACATCAATGATGCTTTAAGTATCAGAGTCAGGCCTGTACAAAGTGTCAGTCAAGTAAACAATGGAACGGTTTTAAACAATAACACTGTTAACAATATTCAAGTAGTCTATACAAATCTTGGTGATAGAAACAAGGCAGATTTATTATCTCCTCTACCAAATCCATTCGTATCTACAGTTAGTTTTGATCCAATTGATCCTCCAGAAATAATTGTAAGAGAGCAGTTTGACATTACAATTTCAGGGGGAACTGGTTCAGTATCTGTAACTGGAGATAAAGAGTTTGTTGATTTTTCTTCTAATGACTATCTTCTCTATGATGAGGATAGTGGAGTTGTAGAAAATATCACACAATCAAAGTTTTCTCTCAATGCAACTAGAAAAACCTTAACATTAAGTGGAATTACTAGTGTTACTGGAGTATCGAGATTAAACGCAACATTACAGATAACTGATGTAAATGCAAAAATTAAAAAACTTACTAAGTGTTCAGTATTAACAATCTCTAATACTGGAAAGAAAACTGCATATAATGGATTGTCAGTAAATGGAACTTTTGGATTAAGAGTTGAAGATGATACAATCTCACTCAATAAGCCAGATTGCCTTAGAATTCGTGCAATCTATCAATCATCATCAGATGCAGATCCTACTCTGCCAACACTAACTCTTACTAATGTCTCTGCTTCTATATCTGATAATGGTATTGTTGGAGAAACTGTTCTTGGCAACACAAGTGGCGCAGTTGGAGTTTTAATTCGTAATACTGATTCAACAACAATTAATGTTATTAGGTCAAATAAAATTTCATTTAAAGTTGGAGAAACAATTACATTTAAAAATTCAAAGATTGTCGCTAATGTTTCATCATTTACTGTAGGTGATACTAATATTGTTGCACAATATAACTTTGATAGTGGACAAAGAGATGATTATTGTGATTTTGGTAGAATTATAAGAAAAGAAAAATCTAAAGTTCCAAATAGAAGACTTACAGTTGTTTTTGATTATTATACTATTGACTCTACGGTTCCTGGAGACTTTGTATGTGTCAACAGTTATGGTGAAGAAAATTATAGAGAAAATCTACCTGTTTTTGGTGGAAAGAGATTATCAGATTTCTTAGACTTTAGGCCTAGAGTAAAAGATTATAATACTTCAAGTTCATATTCTCCTTTCCAATACGAAGCAAGAAACTTTGATATTGATGCAAACCAGAATCCATACGTTATGGCATCTGGCAAATCAATTAAATTGGGATTTAGTTACTACTTAGGTAGAGTTGATAAAATTGTTGTAGATAAAAATGGCAAGTTCTCTGTAATTCAAGGGCCTCCATCAGAATTTCAAATTGTTCCACAAACACCAGTCGGAACAATGCATATCGCAACGGCATTCTTACCACCATATCTATTTGACAGAGATGAAGCAAGAGTAACATTTCCATCATATAGAAGATATACGATGGATGATATTTCAAGATTAGAGGACAGAATCAAGAATCTTGAATACTACACTCAACTATCTCTTCTTGAGATGGATACTTCCAAATTGACGATTAAAGATGAAACAACTGGATTAGATAGATTTAAGTCTGGATTCTTTGTAGATAATTTTAAGTCTCACGCTGCTCACGATCTTAGACTATTCAGAGCTTCCATAGATATGGAAGATGGGTGCTGCAGGCCATCTCATTTTACAACTGGAATTGATCTTGCCTTAGGTATTGAACTTGATGAAGATCCTAATGAAGATGCAAAAAATATTGATGGCGTAGTTTCTCCAAATATTAGAAAAACTGGAGATCTAATTACCCTAGATTATGCAGAAGTTGAAGCTCTGGAGTCTGTATTTGCAACTAAGTCAATCAGGATCAACCCGTTTGACGTTGAAAATTGGATTGGAAAAGTCAAGTTAAGTCCAGAAAGTGATATTTGGATTGATGAGAGAAATGTGGAAGCAACGGTAGAGGATCTCAAAGGTGACTACTCTACAATGATCGATATCTTCCAAAAAGATCCTCTTCCTGGATTTGTTCCAATTGATTGGAAATCTTGGGTTATGTATCATACTGGAATTCCAAATGAAAATGCTGGAAAAAATAATCTTAAAGGGCTTGATGCTTCAAGATTAACATCTGGTGTGGTTGATGTTGGTAGAGATACAGCACAAGATAGATACGCATTCAACTCATCTGAGACGAGATCTGGAGTTCAATATAAGTCATCACCAGCAACTTATAAAGAATCAAAAGCTAAGAAGTTTATCAATAAGAATCTCATCACCTACATGAGAAGTAGGAATGTTGAGTTCAATGCAACGAGACTTAAGCCCAGAACAGAATTCTTTATTTTCTTTGATGGTAAAAATGTAACCAAATATTGTGTTCCAAAATTCATTGAAATTGAAATGCTCAATGGAATATTTGAAGTTGGTGAGTCGGTTTATGGACAAGCTGCTGACAATGAAAAAGATCAAATTGTTGAGAATGATCCATCAATCAGATTTAGACTAGCTCATCCAAGACATAAAGAAGGATTATATTATGATCCAGATGAACTCTACACTTACGCACCATATGATACTCAAGGTAAAATTGGAGACTTCCCTGGAGGAAATAATATTTCTAAATATACCTCAACATCAACTCTATTGAACGTTGACACATCTGCCTTAGGGCTTGCATCTGAAACTAGATTCAATGGATTTATTGAATCTGGAATGATTCTACTCGGACAAAATAGTCAATCTAGAGCAAGAATCAAGAGAGTTAGATTTATTACTGATATCTTTGGAGATTTAATTGGATCATTCTATATTCCAAAATGGAAGAAAGGATCTGGAGTTCCTAGATTTACAAGTGGAGCAAAATCGTTCATCATAATGAACAGTTCTTCTTCCAACGTTGTAGACATCAATAATAGAAGTGCACGAAACATCAGTATTGCAGAAACTATATTTGAAAGTACTGGAACAGTAGACACAACTCAAAGTGCTGTTGTAAGTGTTAGAAATGGAGTTTTTGAAAAGACAAGCTTAAAAGATGATCTGGTAATTTCATCTAAAGATGAAAGAGACAAAAATCAAGAGTCAATGCTTACAAAGCAACCAGAACCACTATTCCAAACTTTTAAGGTTATTGAAAGAGGTGGAATTTTTGCAACTTCAATTGATTTGTTCTTTAAAGCAAAACCAACTAAAAAGTCGGAAAGAAAAGATGCTGATGTTAAGAGTGGAGCAGATGATTTAGCAACTGCAATCAACACTCCAGTAACTATTCAAATTAGAACGACTGAAAATGGATATCCAACTAGAATTGTGCTTCCCTTCTCAGAAGTTCAAAAGAGGCCGGATTCAATTGATACCTCTGATAATGCTACTGTAGCGACTCGTTTTACATTCCCATCACCAGTTTATCTCCAAGGAAATGGAACTCAGTATGCAATAACTTTAATTACATCAGATGACTCATATGAAGTTTTTGTATCACAAGATGGGCAAAGAGACATTCGTGAGTCTCTCACTTATATCACAAAAATTGTGCCTAGAAAGAAAACAATAAAACTTGAGAAGAAGACTCCAAAACTGAAGCCTGGATTCCAAAATAAAGATTCGAAGAAATCGAAGAAAAAGAGAAAGGACAAAGGAACTGGAAAAGATCTTACTCCAATAGAATTTGAAACTGAAATAATTACTAAGGAGATTACAGAAAATGTTACTGTAACTGAAGTTGTTGACAATAGAACAATTGTTATCAGTTCAAGACAACCACAGATTATAAGTCTGTTTAGATCTTCATTGGGATCATTACCAACTCCAAGTCAATCTGAAGATTTGAAGTTTAAACTATACAAAGCTCAGTTTACATTTGACAATGGTGTTGCTAAGTTTTACAATAGTAATTTAGATTATGAATCTTTAAATCAAGATATTCTCTCCGAAAATCCATTACTGATGTTGTCTAGACAATCATTGTTTGTCTTTAGTTCTCCTTTGACTAATACTGGAATTTTGACAACTAACTCTAGAATTATTCAAGATACCACAAACGCAACTGGTAGAATTGTACTGATTAATGGAGCTGTTGGAGTAGGAACAACTTCTCTCACTTATTTGAATACTGGAATTGGATTAACTCCTGCGGTTGGAGTTCACACTTATTCTAATGTAACACTTAAACAAATTTCCAGAACTTTAGAAGATACCGAATACGAATCCAACAATATTGCATCTGGATTGAAGGCAAATATTGTGGTAACTAATGGGACAGTTTCATCTGTCAATGTAACAGTTGGAGGAACTGCATTTTCTGTTGGCGATACTGTTAATGCTTCAATCGGACTTGCAAATAAAGTTAACTTCTCCGTTGGTATTATTTCTGCAATCAATGCAATCTTGATTGAAGATATGCAAGGAGATTGGAACTCCTCAGACAAGATTTATCAATTATTGAATAATAATTCTAAAGGTGTTGGGATTGGAACAGAATTCAATCTGATGAGTGATCCAGATGATACGACAGACATTGTTCGTCAGGGACGATACATTAGAGTAAATCATAAGAATCACGGAATGCACGCTAGAAACAACAGAGTTAATTTCAGGGGTATAAAACCAGATACTAGTGTTGTAACATTGACTTCTGAGATTGCAGCGGACACTACGGTGAACTTCCCAATCTCTAACATTACGTCTTTTGAAACTTTTGAAGGATTACCTGTATCAGTATCAAACCCTGGATATGCAATTGTTCCTGGAAGTGGTGAAATCATTAAGTACACTGGAGTTACAACAACTACAGCGCCTGCTGGCAACCTTACAGATATCTCTAGAGAAGAAAGAGATGGATACAATAAGAAAACTAAAGGCGTTAACTATAAAATTGGAACCAAACTTAGAAAGTATTCTATAGCTGGAATTTCTCTAAGAAGATTAAACACTGAACATGCATTTAGTAATGTTGATAATTCTTTAGATATTACCTTAGATAGTTATTACATCGAGGTTAATGTTGGTGCATCTTTTGTCAACTCTCGGGGTACAACAATTAATCTTGGTAAAGATAGGACATCATCAAACCAAGCATTATATCTGAATAATGCTAAGAACGTTGGCGGTGATATGGTAGTTGCAACAAATAATATTCCATTTGAAGCGATCACTCCAGTTGTGGAGAGTTTTGTACCATCTGAAACCTCAATCAGTGCAAGATTGAGAACTATTTC